GACGATGTTACATCGCAAACTCTTGATGAGTCGAGCAGCCCCGACCAAACAGTACTGGTTAATGTGCCTAAGTGTGCCTAAGTGTGCCTAAGTGTGCCTAAGTAATCTATGTAAGATCAGTTGATTTTACAAAGATTCCGTCTATCATTTTTCCTTTACGATCTTTAATATCGTCATAAGCAACTGCAAGACAATCGTCCATAGTATGACCATTGCGCACCATAATGTTAATGAGCACAACCATCATGTCACCGATGTCATCTTTAATATCTTTGCCCTTGCACAAATGGGAGGAAAGCTCTCCCATTTCCTCCACCAATTTACAAAACTGTGACTTGTCGTCAGATCCGTTAATCAAATTTCGGTCGTGGTGCCATTGCGTAATTAATTCTTCGTAATTCATTTGAGCCTCTTGGTTAGTATTGTGGGTTTATAAACGAACTTGGGTCTACTGTAGCGTGTTCACCGTCTCTGTATTCTGCACCCATGTTTAGACTATCGGGCGCAGTTTCTGAATAAGCCAGTATGCTTTCAGTTTCTACCATCCTGACTTCGAATTCAGTGTTGTTAGCTTCGAGGTTAATACCTCTAGTCCAACGGCCGTGTTCGACCAATATCCAATTACCTACAGCGTATACATCGTTGTTAATTGTTCCTTTGCTGTATACCTTGCCCCAGCGAGGATAGATGCCTCGGGTCTTGCCGTCATCGTTAGATATTACTATTCCGGTAGTAGTAGTTTGTTCACCAAAGTGCATTCCGGTAACCAGTACTCGATTATTGATTGCTCTAAGGTTGCCTTGTATATTGTTAATGTTAGTGGCCATCGTTTACCTTTTTTATAAAGTTACCTTTTGCATCTTCAGCCCAATTATCTTCATCGTTGCCTTGTTCTTCTATTTCTTTCTCCGCTGTTGTTAATTGTTGTTCAATTTTGGTCTGAGACTTCTTTGAAGATTTCTTTGCAGGTGCTAATTTAGTAGTCGGCTGCTCTACTTCTGCTTGTTTGTCGGATGACTCCGCTCTTCCACTATCTGGACGTGCTTTACCTGCTTGGGCGTAGTGCTCTTGTACAATTGCTTCACGCTTGCGTGTAATCTCTCCGCCAGGGCCTAACTCGTCGCCGCGCGCATTCACTCTTGCATTCCCCACTGCCGGAGTTAATTCGTTTCTTTTGCGAAGCAAGTCCATATCAACTTGCTTTCCTCTCATACTGATGTGCTGTTTTTTTCCTGATGATACTTTTGACATGTGTGTCTCCTATTATATACTTACTTATCTCATGAACTCATGGAAGTCCAGGCCATATTGAATTGAGTGTATTTTATGTACTCCGATAAGAAATAAAACATAGGAGCTGACGCTGCTGCCACGGCCCACTCCCCAAACTATTTCATTTTCTCTCATAAAATCAACTAAAAATATCATGTACCTAAGTATATTAATCATATTACGAGATTGATATTCTTCTAGTTCACTAGTTAGTCTGTTTATTTCGTTTTGATTTGAGCATAATCCAACAAGGTGATCGTAAATATCTATCTTTAGATACTCGTCGGGCATAAACCACTCAGACTGGCAGGCATTATCGAATTCTACCATTGTTGTAGTTGATGAGCTGTACACTTGTAATCCTGAAGTATACCGTTCTTTTGCAACGGCATTAAACCGTTGTACGTCAGATGTGTCTTCACACTGTACAAGGTGTACTTTAGCTGCATGTCCACTGTAGATCATGTTTACAAGATCTACAGCGGTGAAGATTGGTGTTCCTAACTTGTCTGTTTTTACAATCATACAAACAGTTTAATTGATATTGATTAGATTGTCAACACTTTTGTGGCCGTTTTCTGCCATTTGTTCTCTTTCTTTTTGTGCAGCGACTACTCGACGATCGGCTACTTCGGCATGATAGATATCAAGGAACACAGTGATTTGATGCTTAACACTGGGATTAGAACTTTGAAAATATTTGTGCTGAAGCTCAGATATTTTCGAATCCAGTTGACTTTCGCTTAGATCACTTAGTGAATGTATTAATGGACTTATCAAGAAAATTCTCCGATGTAGTTTGCAAACACAGTGTTGCCTTTGGTTGCAGTCCAAAATTCAACAATGACCGATGTGTTATTACTGGCAACCGTTAATGTTGTAGGAAAGTCTAACGACTTTTTAATTATTCCGTTACTTTCTGAGTTTATTGTTATGGTGCGCTGCGACTCATCACTGCTTTTAAATTCTACAGTCATTTTTGAAACATATACTCCTTCTCGTACAGGCCAATCAGTCAGCATAAATGTAGCGTCGGCGCCTAGTGCAATTGTTTGGTAGTGTCCCTCTAAGAAACTAATTTCTAAGTTTGACGATCCCGAGTTTATTGTTAGGGGATTACGTGATGAGTGAGTGGACAACGACAATTCTGCGCTAGCAATTACATTGCCGTTGAAGTTGTTGGACTCATCTAGCTTAGCAGTGTTACTCTGTAGAATTGTAATTTCATTTTTTGCAGTGCCTAATCCTGTCTTAATAATACTAAAGTTATCGCGAAAGCCCTGGGTGTCATTATCCACTCCGGCAACTGGGTACGCTGCATCTAATGTTTCGCTTATAATTTCACTTGCCATAATTATTCCTCTGTTATATAATCCTATTTATTATTATCATACGTTGAATAGGTAGTTTGCGAATAGTATAAATTTTTCTTCCAATGAGTCTTTGCTTCGCTTAACAATATACCTATCTATGTCGTAGTTGATAATATTAGGATTAAAGTTACTATTATTTATAGCTGCTAGAACATTCTTTGCTTGTCCTGGCACACAATAGCAAACTGGAATAGCACTTACATATCCTAGTTCTTGCAATTTGTTTTGAGGAGTTCGCATCCAAAGAGGCAGATAATTTCTTTCATTCTGTCCAATTGCCTTGATGTTATCTCGCATGTGTTCAATACTAGCTCTATACTTTACGACGTCTGCACTCTGACCAGCAAGTATGGCATTACTATCTACTTTTATTGTGTTTGTAGGATTCGGTCTAATTCTGTATGGTTCGCTGTCGCTTCTTTCAAGAACAACTGTAATACTGGAATCGTCATTTAGTTCTATTTCAAAGAATGCATCCCCTACGAAAAAGCCAACATCGCCGTCTATAGTTTCGATAATTAACTGATTATTAATAGAAGGAACAAAGCTAACGAATCCTCCACGACCATACACTGGCAAAGAATCGAAGCCTGATCCAGTGTTTGTATTATCGTCAATAACTGCATACTGTAAACTGTCAACTGTGATTTTTTTAGTATTACGTATGTTAAACTTACTTTGTGTTTTACCTTTGTCAGTCTGTGCAAAATCGTTAACATCAATATAAATTACTTCGTATACCTGTTCTTGAGTATCTGGATCAATTGCAATTGCGGTCTTGAACTCTCCCAACCCGTACCTTGTTCTTTTATGATTCTTTGCTGCGGCTGCAACAAACTCTGCAATGTCTTTGGCTTCAATTCCAGCATAGATCAGCATATCTAGATTCTTTTGTATGCCAAATGTAGCGTTGCCTAGTCTATAAATTTTATCAGGTGTAAATATGTTGGGATCGCTTGTAAAGTCTCTAAACGCATCTCGTTGACTCTGTTGAAGCATGGGTCTTGCATAGATATCTGTATATTGCGTGTTGTCAAAACTTTCCACTCGCACTGTAAATGTACGTTCAATTGCTGCAATGCCGAATCGATCAACTGCTCTAACAGTGAAATCGTATTGTCGATCGAAAGTTGTTTCACCGGGTATTTTACCGTCCCAGGACATATTGTTATTATCAAATATGCTTAGTCCTAGACCTTCTGCGTCAGCAAACTGCTTAGGAGCTCCGACTATTTCTCCATTGTATTGTAGCCTCATGCCAAAAGGCAGTCTGCCGTTTACTAGTTTATACGTCATCTTCGAAAAGGGCACAGTTGTTTCTGCTTCCAATTTAAAAACACTAGTGAAGTTGGCATTGATAGTTCCTAGGTCCGCAGCAGTAATCCAACTTATGTTACTGTCAACTTCTCCAATTATCTGTAGGTTAAATGTTTTTGTACTGCTGGGAATGACTACTTCGTCGTTTTCTGCAACAATTATGTCTTCAGAGAAAAAGTCTCGGGCAAATAGTGCTATGCCAATATTTCTTCCTTGTGCTAGCACAACAGTAAGATTTTTATCTAGCTGTACAAAATCTTCATTGTCTCGCAGCACTTTTACAACAATAGTTCCGTTATTGCCAAAGAAGTTGCGAATATTTGAAACAGCCCTAGAACTAGCAGTACTAGGAATTCTAATTATCCATCTACGAGATTCCGGTGCAATAACAAACGCCTTATTGTTATAGGTGTCTTCAAGCGCCTGTATGGTTGCAATTACTCGGTCGTTAACACTTAGGTCATTAGACGTTTCGGCAACTTCGGACCACTTGAGTTGTTCAAATAATATTTGGACGTTTCCTTGATCGTCAAAAATAATATTACCGTTGGCATCAAGTTGTGGCTCAGTTGCGTGTGCTGCTATGCACACATAGATAAACCCGTCCCCTCCACTGGACACCGAGCGAACAATATAATCACCCACAATATAATCTTCGCCTACTTGTATATCTCTAGGACTGCCTGAAGGAAATATTCCTGTAATACTGAGATCAGTTTGTGTTATTTCGTATTCAATGTACGGAGTAATACTGCTTATAGTATAGGCTTTGTTTTGTTCAAATCGTAATTGACGTTGAGTGTACGTTTGCCTGTTGATTTCAGACAGACGGTTAACAAATAGATAGTCGCTGCTTATAACACCAGCCCTGCTGAGTATTAGCGGAATACTTGTGGTAAGGGGCGACCCTAGAAAAATTACGTCATAGTCTGCGTTCGAGTCATCAACATTTATAACTTTATAGAGTCTTCCCTCAAGAAGAATTTCTCGATTGATTAAAGCCAGTAGATCATTAATACCGTCTATATCACCTGTGCGATCTATCTTAAATATTTTAAACGAAGTTGCCCCTGGTGGAGTGTCTTCAAAGTAGTTTGCAAATATACTAACTATTCCTGTATCTGGCGATATCCTAGTAGCGCGTATTGTAAATGTGTAGTCTATTGTAATAGCTGGCTGATAGGGAATTTGTCCTGTAATCTCACCAGTTCTGCTGTCTAATGATAATCCTGGTGGTAATCTACTTATAGTGCCTAGATTGTTTATGTTTTCGAGTGTGTATATTAGTTCGCCGTCTAGCTGATTATTATCAATTGTTTCTAAATATATAGTAGTGTAATTGTTTGCACGTCTAACTCCTAGGTCTCTTGGAGTCAGCCAAGTGGGTGTTCTTATATTAGTTAAGTCAGCGGTAAATGTACCTGTGCTGGATTGCATTAGTGTATTATCGGCAGTTAGAAAATCGTCTCCTACTACGTATATTTTAAATTCTCTTCGAATAAAACTAGTACCGTCTGTTACTGTAACAGCAAAGGGATAATACCTGTTTAGTTTTCTAGAAAAAATCGAAGTTGCACTAAATCCATAGGGTACTGAATCGTAAACATAACTGCTGTAGCCTGTTGTTGTTACATCATTGCTATCAGTAACAAAGTCTAGATCCAAACTTAGCAGAGGTTCTACAATGCCTTGAAGTTTACCGTCGTCAGATAATTCTATTCCTGGCGGCAGCTCACCGTCGTCGTTTGCAATATAGTATCTTAGCTGGTCGCCTGCTGGAAGATCGGTGTCTGTGGCCAACAATTGAAAATCTACCAGTACATTGTCTAGAATGAACAACGCATCGTTTGCGCCAATTGGCAATAGACCTGGGTTTGTAACCCAACGAGGATCATCAGGACCTGTAACTATTATTTCTACAGTTCGATCTTCAAAAAGATCATCTAGTTCTGCTCGGATAACAACGTTGAAGCTTTGGTTGTAGGCCACTTCAAACAGTGTACCTACTATAACATTACCTTCTAATCTTGCACCTGGTGGGAGACGGCCACTTATAATTTCAGTAATAGTGTCGTTATTGTTTGTTAAGGGCAGCAGAATATTAACAGCTTCTCTTTCGATCGAAGTTGCTATTCTAGCTCCTGTTGGTACGTTCCAAAGACTGCTCATTTATAGTACTCTCCATGCAGAGTATTTATCGGAATATTAAATGACACCTTCGTCAATACTAATTGCTGATGGGTTAGTAAAAGTACCTAGATCAAAGTCTGATGTTGCAGTAAGTAATTCAATTGTGTTGGTAACAGAAAATAGTATTCCACCTAGTTCAATATTTTCAAAGTAAACGGCATAGGCTGCCGGATCAACTCCGTTTACTAATCCAGTAAGGTTGCCTACATTAAGTATGTCGTATCCGCCAGCATTAAGATTCCCACCCAGTTCCGGAGTAATATCTTGTGAAAGTTCTGCAAGATAAGTGTTGTTGATAACAAGATTGCCGTCTACTATGCGAGTGGATATACCAGGCCCACCTTGAATAGTTAGTGCTGCGCTGCCTTCTAGCAGAGTGGCGCCACCGTCGGTTGTTATTGCAAGTGAAACAACGCCTGTGTTACTAACTGTAACTTTTTCAAAATCTGAGCTTAGAGCAATGCCGGTACCGCTATTAAGTTTTTTAAACTGTAGCTCGTCGTTAATGCTAGCAGAAAAAAGTCCTTGCCCCACAGNACCAAGATTACTAGCAGTTGATGTTGCGCCAATTGTCAGATCAAGTATTTCGAAGTTTTCATTTATTTTTATCATTGCTTCGCGAAGATCATCACCTGTGCCGTCGTTTGCAATTTGTCCTAGATTGATTAAGTTTACTGCCATTGTCTTTTCCTTACGCTGTTTGTATTTGCTTCCATGCGCCACCTAAGTACACAACCATTGTTTGTACTCCTGAGTTTGTTGGATTCCAATCTGTTCCGTCCGCAATTGCAATCATTCCGTTTTGAGGCAAGCCTGGCTCTGCTGTTATTATGCCTAATGTTAATAGATCACTAACAGTAATGCTAGATGTGCTAACTGACGGCAGGTTATTAATTGTAGTGCTTAGATCATTAACCTTTAGATATCCGATATCGTCATTAAATTCAGAAAGATTTGTGGGTACTCCCTGTATTGCAGCGTATGATATTAGTCCTGTTGTAGCATTAAATACAATCTCGTTATTTAAACTTAGCAGGTTTCCTTTTAGATTAGTAGCAGTGATCCTTGCAAATGATGCCTGGTCAGTACCTATGCTACCACTAGCATTAACACTAGGTATAATATCGTTGCTTAGTGTTAGACTGTCGAGTTGAATATTACCGAGGTCGCTTAGGGATCGATAGACAATGCCGTCGCCTGCTGCATTAACTTTTAAAAAGTAATCCTCGGAATCGACGAAGCTAGATGGAGTTTCATCTAGCTCCGAGAACGACTGAGCTACTAGTCTATTACCATTTACCCTAATCTCGCCCGCGTTAATAGTTCCTGTTGCTGTAATATCCTGAACTTGAACAATAGAAGACCCTTGTAAAGTGAGATTGTCACCTACTGGTATCTCTTTTATCTTGTTACTGTCGTTGACATCAATTATTAGTGGATATCTATTGGCCATTCCTGCGTCCTGTTTGTTTATATATTTATCGTATCTGCCTTAAGCACCACTAAGGCAGATATTTTTAGGCTTTGTTACATTTTTTACGTTATCTTCCTATTACTACTTCGACTATACCTCGGTCGTTAGTGTCTTTAGAACCAACTGCCTTACCAATCAT